CATCGGTGCTATAACCATATTTGAGAAAAGTGCAAATGAATCCTTTAATTCGTCTGAATTACTGCTAAATCCATTAGACGATGCTATGCCAAACAATAAAGGACTTGTTACATTGTGTGCTAACATTATTTTTCTTAAACACTCCTCTGATAAAGTACTATACAAATCTGGTGCGTCATTTACAGGCATTGAATCTACCGTAGTTTTAGATTCTGCATTTGAATTAAAAGCTACTATTAACTTTTCGCCACTCATTCCTGTTAATTGGCTTTGTACTTTGTTTTTTATTATTTATGAGTAATAACATACACGTATTAGAATTAAGTGGCTATGAAGCGCCTGTAATCAAAGAATCTAAAAGAGAAGATTGGGTTTTATTTGGTGGCGATGAAAATAACTACTATCAGTATTTAATCGACAGATACACGAATAGCACTACTAACAACGCAATTATAAACAACATCACACGTTTAGTATACGGAAGAGGTTTAAGTGCAACAGACGCATCAAGAAAGCCTAATGAGTACGCACAAATGATGGCACTATTCAATAAAGATTGTGTTAGGCACTTATGTACGGATTTAAAGTTGTTAGGACAATGTGCCGTTCAAGTGATTTACACTAAAGACAGAAAGAAAATAGCACAAGTTCATCATATACCAGTACAATTACTTCGTGCCGAAAAGTGTAACGAAGAGGGCAAAGTTGAAGCTTACTATTATAGTGACGATTGGACAGATTTAAGAAACTACAAGCCAAAAAGAATACCTGCGTTTGGATGTTCAAAAGAAGATATTGAAATCTATTTTATAAAGCCATATAGTGTAGGAATGAAATATTATGCACTTCCAGATTATATCGGTGGAATTCCTTATGCAGTTTTAGAAGAAGATATTTCTGAATACTTAATTAACGAAGTAGAAAACGGATTTAGTGGAAGAAGTGTAGTGAACTTCAATAACGGAGTTCCAAGTGAAGACCAACAACAAATAATAAAGAACAAAGTACAAAGCCAATTAACAGGAATGAGTGGCGAAAAGTTAATAGTAGCTTTTAACAACAACGCAGAATCAAAAACTACGGTTGATTCTATGCCTGTAAATGACGCACCAGATTTGTATTCAACTTTGAGTACGGAGTGCAGAGAAAAGATAATGTTAAGCCATAATTGCACGAGTCCTTTACTATTTGGCATAGCAAACACAAGCACAGGATTTAGCAGTAATTCAGACGAATTAAAGGATTCGTTTGCGTTGTTTTCAAATATGGTTATAGCACCGATGCAAGAACTTTTGTTGGATGCTTTCGATCAGATACTTGCATATAACGGAGTATCTTTAAACTTATTCTTTAGAACATTAAAACCTTTGGAGTTTGTAGATTTAGAAAACGTACAAACAGAAGAACAAATACAAGAAGAAACAGGTTTAGAATTAAGTGGCGATTTTGTAGGCAAAGAATTAATAGAACTTGGCGAAATGCCAAAAGCTGATTGGTTACTTTTAGATGAGTTTGAAGTGGACTACGATACAGACGAAGACGAAAACACGTTACTATCAAGCGACATAAAAACGGAGTTAAGCATAAAAGATAGATTAATCAATTTAGTTAGTACAGGAAGTGCTTTTCCTAATGCAAAAAGTTCACAAGACGATGTAATAGATGGCATAAAGTTTATTACACGATATGTTTATAATGGAAAGGGTGGTGGCAAGAGTGGTAAAAGCAGAGAATTTTGTGATAATATGATGAGTGAAAGAAGAGGTAACAAAATCTATCGTAAAGAAGACATTGTAAGAATGAGTGGACAATCTGTAAATCCAGGTTTTGGTATTGATGGTGCTAATACTTATTCTATATGGCTTTACAAAGGTGGTGCAAATTGTCATCATACTTGGAAAAAAAGAATTTATGTAGCTTTTGAGGGTACAGGCATAGACGTTAAAAGTCCATTAGCTTCACAAATAGCAGTAGGCAAGGCAGCTAAATACGGCTATGTGATTAAAAACGATTCTTTAGTAGCTACTAAACCAATTAATATGCCTGATAGAGGTTATTATAATAAATAGATATGGCAAAAGCACTATTAATAAGCAGACAGGACGCGATTCGTTTTACAAATATGAACGGAAACATAGACACGGATAAATTTATTCAGTACGTTTCTATTGCACAAGATATTCATATTCAATCTATGTTAGGAACGAAGCTTCTTGAAAAGATACAAGCAGAAATAATTGCAGGAACTTTGGCAAATCCATATAAAGACTTGTTAGAAATTTATATTAAGCCGTCTTTGATCCACGCAGCGATGTTGGAATTCTTGCCTTTTAGTGCAGTAACTATTGCAAACAAAGGCGTATATAAACACGGAGCAGAAAATTCAGAAACGGTAAGTAAAGAAGAGATAGATTTTTTAGTAGAAAAACAACGGCAAACTTTTATGCACTATAAAGAAAGGTGCGTTTCTTACATTTGCGACAACAACACGGACTTTCCAGAATACAATACGAATACAGGAAGTGATATGAGTCCTAACGAAAGTACAAATTTCACAGGTTGGATTTTATGAAGAAACACTACACACCAAAAGAAAAGAACGTAAAGCGTTTACAGACGTTTTTAAATAAATATTATGGCAGAAATCAAGATAAGCGACCTAACGGCAAAGAGTGCTAATTTAGCAAATACAGATTTATTTGTTATTGCAGAATCTGATGGTGCGGGTGGCTTCGTATCAAAGAAAATCACAGGTGCAGAAATATCGGCTATTGCAGGAAGTAACATTTATTTAGTAGATGGCACGATTAGGGGCAACAGAACAATAGATTTAAATGGTGTTTACTTGGCTTTTCAGAATAGTGGTGCAGATGTATTAAAAATTAGTGCTTCAGATGTTATAAGCTTTAATAATGCTTATTCATTTCCTACGGCAGATGGAACGGCTGGACAAGTTCTTAAAACGGATGGTGCAGGAACTTTATCTTTTAACCAACCAACGACAGGACTATATGCACAAACGGTAGTAAGTGCAACACTAACAAACACAACAACAGAAACAAGTATAGTAGGAAGTGGAGTAGGTAGCTTGACAATTCCAGCAGACCACTTTGTTGTTGGCGATTCATACCACGCAAAAATTGGTGGCGAAATTTCAGCACAAAATGGGGACGATATAACAATTAGAATAAAGAGTGGTGCAACGGTATTAGCAACAACAGGAACTATTTCTTTAAGTCCTACTACTACATTGGGTTGGGAATGTGAAATAGACTTTACAATAGCAGCAATTGGTGCAAGTGGAAGTATTTGTACTAATGGAAATTTTGCATATACACGAAACACAGGAGGATTAGAGGGTTATGTATTCCAAGATGTTGAAACTTTTGATACAACAGTTGCTAATACTTTAGATATCACGGCAGAATGGGGACAAGCTAAAACACAAGACGAAATACATAGTGCAAACTTTGTATTACATAAAACTTATTAAAAATGGCAAACACAATAGGATTCGGACAAGCAGCAGTAAATAATACCAATGGATTTGGAAAAGCAGCCACAAATAATACAATAGACTTTGCAGAAGTTTGTGCAGATAGTTGGAGTCCAGAAACCAACTTAACAGGAGCAGGAGCAACACCAAGCTTTCAAAATGAGTATAGTTTTCAATTTGATGGTGTAGACGATTATATACAAACCGATGCGACTTATTCAGAATTAAACGGACAATCAAAAGCTTCTTTTAGTGCTTGGATAAAACCAACTGCGACTAATCTACTCGGTGTAATATTACACACCCCAAGAAATACAGGTGCAAGTGATTCACAATTTCAAATATTAATAGACAACGGAAATAGGTTAAGGTTTCAAGTACAAAATACAGGCACTTATGTATTCAGTAATGCAGGGGTTTTTACTGCTAACACTTGGTCGCATATTTTGGTTTGTTACGATGGAACATTAACGGCTTCAAATAGAGGTAAAATATTTATTGACGGAGTAGACCAAACAAGTGCGGTTAATATGAATGTAACATCATTTGATACATCAATTGGAAGTTTATACATAAGTGAACATTCTCAAGGTTTTTGGAATCCTTTTAGCGGTAAAATAGACGAGGTTGCAATATGGAGCGGAACAGATTTTAGAAATCAATCAGATGTTGACACCATATATAATGGAGGCATTCCTAACAACCTCAATGATAACGGATTAACTGCACCAACAACTTGGTTTAGAATGGGAGAAGAAGCAACTTTTGATGGTATTAGAGATTGGAATTTAGTAGACCAGGGAACAGGTGGAAATGATGCAACAAGTCAAAACATAGCCGAAACAGAAAGAGTAACAGACGTACCAACATAAAAAAATTAAAATGAAAACATACGCAATATTATCAATAGGAGATTTATTAAACATTGACTTTTCACAGGTTGAAGAATCCAACGAAAACACGGTCAGAATAAGTTTAGATGGACTTGAATTTGTAATTAAATACACAAACACACCAACCTTTATAGCTGATGGAAGTGTACTTCCTTTACAAACATTAACACACGAAGACTGCTTGGCACTTATGCAAACGGCAGAATGGACTGAAGAAATACCTGTAGAATAATGGATATTAGAAAACATCAAAACGTACTTGCAATATTATATTTTCTTGCAG